GCGGAATGCCTGTCCGAGTTGATTGATTTGTTAGCCGCTGCTGGAGGTACTTATGGAACGTGCAGACCTGATACAACAAGGCATTGGCCCGGCAGAGGCCCGCGAGGATGATGAAGTGCGGCACCAGACACCAGAAAGACCTGAGCGTACCCTCATTGTTTCGCCACGTGAATGAACCATCTGATCGCCTCGATCATCAACAACGTAAGCACCGACCCGATAACCCCATACCGGCCGCCCAGCTCCGCTGCTTTCTTTTCCAGTTGGTCCAACCGCTTATCCAGGGATTTGACCTCGGCCTGCACGTCTTTCCTGATCGATTGGTGGATTTGAACACTCTCCTTGGAGTCCTCTCTGAATTGGGATTGGACGGTGGAAATTTTTCCATTCATGGAGGCCCTACATTCTTTGCAGTCTTCCAGTATCTGAGCCTGAAAGCGTTCGACAGAGGAAACCCGCGTGTCCAGTACTGCCACCTGCCTGGAAAGATCCTGCAAGAGCCGTAGCTCGAGGATCATTTCCTCGATGAGCTTCCTCAATTGCCCCTGGTGGTCAAGAATCGTCTTAAAGGCGTCCTGAGTCATCGAGCTGTTTCCTGGCCAGATCTTCAAGCTGCTTGAGTTTTTCCAGCTCTTGCATGAACATCCGCTCTCGCTCCTCGAAGCACCTCGTCAACAAAACCCGGCGGCGGTATCTCGTTTGGGCCCGGACCATGGCCTCACGAAGTTTTTCCACGCTGAACGGTTTGATAAGAAAATCGTCTATGGGCACTTCCAAAAGTTCACGTTTGTAGAGCTCATGCGGAAATCCGGTGATGACAATGATGACGGCGTCACTATTGCGTTCCCTCACACGCGTGGCCAAACAACGTCCCGAGCTGGCGTCGCGATCCAGCAAGAGGTCTAGAATTACAATTTGATGGGATCCGCTTTCGATGAGGCGAATAGCGTCTTCCACGCAGTCCGCCTCATATATGCGATCAACCATCCCGAGGGGCTGAATGGCCTCGCGAATGAACGCCCGAATTGTCTCGTCGTCATCCACCACCAAGAGGTTCATGGGCTCTTTCTGTTCCATGGTTTCCTCACGTTGCTATGTTATCGAAGCCACGTCGTGGCGATAGTACGCCGGGCCTCCGAAAAGACGCACGGCCACATACATCGAGGCCGCCCGCCACAGGGGCTCGCCGTCTTCTCTGAGAATTCGGTAAAATATCGCGTCTGCCTCAGCCCTTGATCTCTCGTGCGATTGATAGAGCCAATCATGAATGACGGCCGCGCGATGCCCGGTGTCCCCCGCCAGCAACCACGCGATCGGAATACGAGGAACACTCGCAAAGTCCGTGACGAATCCGCTCGGGACCGAGATGATGCGGCCGTCCTTGTCCTTGTATTTCAAGGGGCCCGTAAGACGCCATGTGTTGTGGCCGATGAGCTCTACTCTCAGTGGTGCGAGAAAACCCATTGTTTCTCAGACCTCCGCGTCGTAGGTCGGCAGCGTGGGGGCTTCCGAGATGATTTCCCCGCCGCGAATCAAGGCCCGGTTTCCGACGGCCACCTGGGTGCCGAGGACGCGCACCTGGGCACCGTCCGGAAGGGTCACCGTGCTGGTGCCGTCGGAGTGCTGGGCTTCCACTGTGCCGGAAAGAACCGCCTGAGACGGCAGCAGCTTCCTGAATTGCGTCCACACGTTGGTCATGAAGGTCCCCCATTTATTGCCGGGCGCTGACGACGGACACTTGCCCATCATCCGCAATCCATAGCACCACCCGACTGAAGGGCACCTGCAAGCCTTCGGACTCAATCACAAGATCGTTCACGACCAGGACAAAACCGCCAGACTGCGCGAAGGCAGTGGATGGCTCACAGGCTTGTTCATCTGTTGGCGGCAGATAGATGCTGTTGCCGTCGCCAACGACAATGACGGCCCCGTTGCCCTCGCCAAGATCCACCTGGATCGGGCCCGGAAGAGTTTGCGGCTGGGATTCGTCCTGGGCTGTTGCGGCTCCCGCGAACACAAGGGCCAGAATCAGTGCCAAGATGATCTTCTTCATGGCATTCCTCCTTCTCATGCCACCTCATAGGGGCGCTCAAGTGTGACCGTCTGGATGACCTTGCCGAGGGAGGCCGATATGGAGACGCCCACGGCGTAAGCCTTCCAGGACGGCGTGTCTGACACCTCCACGATGGAGCCCGGAACGATCAGTCCCACTTCGGGAAGCAGGGGCATGGTGGCCGTTATGACGGCCCGCTTGCCGGATCCGGAAAGGATGTTTCGCCCGCGCTCCCTGCCGGCGTCCACGTGGGTGACGAGCGGGTCCACCACCATCTGGGCGTATGGGTCCCCGTCCGTGCCGGTCCGATACACTCGAACCCCGACCCCCTGGGACCGACCGAAGACCCAAACGCCTCGATAAAGGGCGTTTGGCTGCCACCGGGTGCTCATGCGCGTGATGACTCCCGCCGGGATCGTCACGTCCGGCTGGGCGGCGTCCAGTTCCCAGGCCGAGACCGGATACCGCGGCAAGACGATGATCCTGGTGTCCCAGGGATGGGACTGCACCACGGCGCCGCAGGCCTCGGCGATCTGCTTCACGGCCCCGATGGGGGTCAAGGCGTCGTAGGCAAAGGCCCCGGCCGGTACCAGCCAATCCACCGTGTTCCAGTCCAGAGCCCATCCTGTGTTGTAGAGCTCGTCTTCAGCCAGCTGGTTCGCCGTGCGGTTCGTGGATTCGATTCGGGCCCTCGGGTCCGTGAACGGCTCGGCAAGATAGGCGGAGAGAGATCGACCGCCGACCCGAGCGGCCACGGCTCCGAACAGGCGCTCCGCGTCGTAGGATTCCGTGATGCCCCGCCAGATCAGGGAGTCCACGGTGAGCTCGATTTCCTTCTGTGTCTGGGCCAGTTCCTCAGCCGCCCCCCTCACGGACGCGGACCATCTCCACGCCCAGCTGTCGAGGTCCGTCACCACCTGCACCTCGTCGCAAGGAATGGGCGTTCCGTCGGGAAGCGTCACGATGGATAAGGTGTGAATCACGATAATGACCCTCGGGGCAACCGGGGGGAGCCAACCGTGGGGCTTGACCCGGTCGCAAGTCTCGATGTCCAGGAAAAAATCCGCTCCGGTCCAGACGGGAGACGGGAGCACGCAGCCCAGGTCGAAATCCAAGTTCGGAATGAAGGGCTCCGGTTCCGGCTGCTCCGGGGGAGCCGGCGGAGGCCAAGGCCATATCCAGGGAGCCCGGCGTGCGTCCTCCCACAGCGATCGCCGACACTGGTGAGGGATATGGTTCAGCCTGGACAGGAGCAGCCACGGGCCTTCAAGGCACCTCTCGACCGCCGTGGCCGCGCGGTCCCACGGGAACCGGGGAACGGCACGGCGCCGCCACAATCGCACCCACGGGCCCAGGAGGGCCGTTTCCAGAGAGATTCCCTCTGTCCAGCCAGACGCACGCTGCTGATGGCGTCGGTACGTGGCCACGTACGGGCCGCCCACGACGACGGAAACAGGAGACGCCTCCGTGTGCACCGCCGCAGTTCGAACCGGATAACGTTCCAGGCTCCTGTGCCGTGCTACCATATCGTTTACGGCGCATCCGGCTTCTGCCCATCGCTCCACGGTATCAGGCCGCAAACGCGCTCCGTAATCCCAGGGGATTCCGGGTTGTGCCACCACCCTCCGAGGACCCGCGAACGGGACACAGGGTGCGGCCACGGGGCCCCGGAACGCGTTGGCGTCCCACTCGCCGTCAGCGTGCATTCCTGCCAGAGCCGGCAGGCCGGACGCCCAGAATCCACCGGCTCCCTGCCGGCCGGTCCAGCTTGGGGCAGCCTCAACTTCTGCTTGAAACACCGAAACGCATCCCTGTTTTCCGACCATCATGGGATGCGCCATCATGTCCTGAGCAGCAGAACCAATCACCACCTGGATCGAGCGCCCCTGGAACTGAGCGATGCTCTCTGCTTTGGCCGCCAGAGTGCCGGCGGGCCCATAAAAACCCTGGATCCAGCCACTGGGAGACGCATCCACGTCCAGCAGCCCGGTCACGTAAAACGAAAAGGTGCCGGTCATGTCCGCCACGGCCTGGGTCGTCCGTGCATCCCATGATCCCTGCGCGCCTTCAGCTGCGTCCCACGACATGACCGGAGAGGCGTCCCCGACCACCGTTCCGGACACCCCGACCGCGGCTTGTGACGCCATAACGGGCTGCAAGGCGGCCGACAGCGCTCCTGACGAGAGCGGCACCGATACGCCAAACCGGAAATCCAGCGATGCCGGCAGGGGTTGGTGCAGGTCCAGATCAATGGGGGGGCGTTGCGTCTCCATCGGCTCCTACAAATTGAGCCGCCCCGGAGTGAACTAGGCGGCCGATCGTTTTCGGCTGGACATGGCGGGCACCGTCAGGCGGCCAGCGTCAGGCCTCCGAAATTTGCCCGGAGGTGATGCGAACGATGCCTCCCTCATAGATGGACGTAGTGTTGAGCTCTATGGCGGCTCCAGACCCAGGCACACCTACGTCCACATCGCCCACCCACGTGCCCGCTCCGTCCAGGATGCGCCCCCACGTGGCCGTACCTGTGGCCGGGGCAAGGTCTTCCTCGGTGATGGGATCGAACGTCAGAACCCCATTGGAGACGGAGCCGCACGGCTTCGAGAACGTCAATTCAGCCAAGAGGGTCTGGGTGGTTACGGCGTCTCCAGGGCTCGGCACCGGGTCGGTGTAGATTCTCAGGACGCCGGGGCTGGCATCAGCGTCGATGGCGTCCTTAATGGCCGTGAGCCGGGCGTTCTTGAGATCCGTGTTCAGGGAAATCATCAGCTCACCTCCTCCGGGCGGACCCAATCCGCCACTGCTGCATTGTAGGAACGTGTGTAATCGTCACACACCACCATGTAATCTCGTGCCGTATTCAATCCCTGGAACTCGTAACCGCCAGTCACGGGATCGGACCACGCAATGCCCAACACACGGAGCGTCTTTCGGTCTAGCAACAACACCCGACGTCTCGCAGGAGTTCCCTGGACTGATACAGACCCGGTAATTACTCCGGTGCCATGAAATATCCCCATATCGGCCCGATGGGTGTTGCGCAACGTCGAGATCTCGCCCAGGACCGAAAACGCTTGCGGTTGCAACGGCGCAACGTCAGATGTTTCGATACATGACGGACACCAGAAGGTTTCCGCCACATCAGTCTCAACGGCTTTGCACAAATACAGATAGTCTGCATATATGACAGCATTATTGTAAGACTGAAGCAACGCGAAAAGCGTTTCGGTTGTGTACCTATCTTGTGTTGTTATGGTATTTACCTGGACGCCGTTTTCATAATACAACGACTTTCCCACCCCATAATAGACCAGGAAGGGAGTGGTTACCGACGGCTGCGATCTTGAAAATTTCTGGTAGTTATATAATGTTCCGCCCGTGCGCTTTGTATAGTAAAACGAAACCCCTGACGAATACACATATCCATGCCGTACAAAGTCGCTCACCGATGGTGGATTAGAATATATGTTGCTGGCATAGAATTCTCCATAAGATGAATTAAACACCCCACGAAAGGCCCCGCCGTATCGGATCGGCAAGGTTAATCCCGTCTTGAACTGAAGGGACGCCCCTGTGCCAGAGTCATTTGAAGCTACGACGGCCTCACCCCCAGAAACCGAAACACTCCAGTTAGCAGAGCCGAAACCCCATGCGTCCCATAAATTTGTGTCCAGTGAACCCCCATCGAAATCGTCAAATACCAAAAACACGTCAGTGCCGCTGCTCACATTCGATGCGCCAGCATTCCCGAAATAACAATACAACACCTGATCCGTTTCGAGGCTTACCGGCACCTTGACCCAAACGGTGGCAACGCGGTTTGGGGACGTCCCGGTTACCCTTTCTACCCATAGCGGACACAATGTTTGTCCGTCAGATGTCGTAAATCGAATATCCCCGGAATCGTTCTTATCCGTAGGAAAGAGGGCGCTCTGTCCTAGCAAGGATAAATGAGCCGCTTCCGTAGTAAGATTCTCCGCGATTCGCAGGCATATTTGATAATCCGTGCCAGCCCCCGGCACAGCTCGCACTGTGATTTGTCGTCTACACGTCCACCCAGTCAGCCAGCCCATATCACTCCCTCCAGGGTCCGATGATGTCGATCAAAACCTGGCCCTGACGCGGACCACTGGTAGTGGAGCTGTATGCACCCCTGCTCGCCCACACCTTGAAGGCGATGTATTGATTCCCTCCCGTCCCAATGACTTCGAGATCATTATAGGGGATGACGTGTGTCGGTCCAACGACGCCTGGCAGACGGCCGCGCACGACCTGATCACCCAAAGCGCTCTCAAACATATAGACTGGCGCAGTCAGGGTCCCCATGTTGGTTGGATGAGGGAATGGGATATTCTGCACTCCGCCAATGGCGGCAGGGAAGAGGTCGTGAGTGTTGTAAACAACTCTTTGCGGAGCAAAGGGCCACAAAGGTAGAAGTTGCCTCCCCACGACTGTTCCAATGTGATTCCTATGAATCACGCACCCACCTACGCCTGTTGTTTCGGCGTGCGTCAGTGTAAACATGCCGCCGCAGTAATTGTTATCCGAAGAACTGGAATGACCTTGGACAACACAACACCACTGGTCAGCAGAAAAGAGCGGGACGATATCTCCAAACGCATAGATACGTTGGCCGTTATTTGAATTGAAATTTACCCACAGATAAAACATCCGAGCATCCGCCACCAACGCCCACGGACGCGCTTTCGCGTCGTCGTCTGACTTGTACCACCACACCCATTGGTCGTCGGCTTCAGAGTAAGGAAATGGGACGGAGCGCGTGTCGATGTCCGTCATCAGTTCGTAGCCCTTGGCTCCCGCGCGTCGCGTCCAGGCGTTGGTGTCGTCCACGTAGAGATAAAAGCCCGTGGCTTCCGGTGGCGTCGGCCTGAAGGCTGCACGGAGGTTATCGCCGGAGGCGAAAGGCCTCGCCCAGCCGGCAGGGGCCATCTTGACGGAGATGGTTCCCGTGGCCGGGCTCGCGGGCGTGACGCCGTCCGGAAGCGTGAAGGTGAACGTGGTGGACGTCACGGATTCGATCCGGTGCTGGCCGTTGTAATCCGTTTCGTTGGCGCCGCTGATTTCCACGACGGCATACTTAGGGAACGCATGCCCGCCCTGGATGGTCACGGTCACTTCCTGGCCGGAGCGTTCCATCGTCGTAACCACCTCGGACCCGTAACCGTCCACGAGGGTTGCTTTCAGGAGAGCCACCAGGGACCCGGCGGCCCCGGTAAGCTGCGGTGCGCCCTGGTCTGTATAGCGGTAGACCTTTACATCAGTCGGAAATCTGGCCATCCATCACTCCTTGCTAGGGCGTATCCACATCGCCACGGATGCAGATCCTGAAACGGTCCGATCCCGATGCCGCCTCGCTCTGCAGCACCGTGCGGGCCACCCAGATCGGATAGTTCGCTCCGATCGTGTTCATGCGGAGCACGTTTCCCGTGGCCCAACCGGACCCCCAGCCGCCGGCGCGGACCACGAAATACGGCTCCCCGGTCTCTGGATTCAGGGGGGCGAAATCGCTCGTGATGTCTCCCAGGGCGATCTGCCCCACGTACTCGCCCACAAGCTTGAATGTCGTGGACGACGTAAAGATGATGGCCCACCGCTCGGTGATGGTACCCTCGTTGGTGACCTCGATGGGGTAGGCCGTTCTGTTGTATTTTCCGGTGGTGTCGCTGCCTATCCGCTCGTCGCTCCACTCGCCGGTCCATGTCGCCTGACTGAAGAACCCCCCCACCCGGGCCCACATGTCTCCGATGACAAGAGCGCTGGAAACATAGCTCCCTGCAGGATACGCATGGGAGAGAGCTCGTGTGAGCTGGAGCGTGCCGTTGATCTCCAGGTCGCTCACCAGAGCCATGTCCTCGATGCGGTCTTCCAGGGACAGGGGCGTTACCAGGCCGCTCACGTCCATCAGGGTCACCGTGCCGGCGTCCAGGTCCACCGTGTAGCGATCGGTAGGCACCGGATCCCCGTTCCCGTCGAACAGCTTGGCATAGGAGAGACGGACCCGTCCGGTGTCGATCACTTGCCCGTTACTGGGGCTGGCGATGGTGGTGGTCTGCGTGTGGTGGACGACGATGACGTCCCCCACCCGGAAGATGGGCACCTGGCCGTCCATCGGGAGGCGAACCGGGTCCAGGCCCAGGATATCCGCGGATAGGGGCATGTAGACGTACACCACGACGTTATACCGGGCCGTGTTGGGGATGACCTTCCGGGGCATCCAGATGGTCCCGTCCGGCAAAACGTCCTCCTCTCGGTACCACCCGGCCTTCTCTTCCTCGGTCAGAGTGGATGCCTGCCGATATTGGCCGAACCGCACGCCCACGACGCCGGTCTGCACGTCGATCCCGCCGTCCACCCAATCCCCGGTCACATTTCCGTCCAGATCCGCCGATGCCGTGAGCAGTTCCCCGTCCTCGGCCATCACCGCAAGCGTCAGGCTCGCAGGCCGGCACGGAGCGGATGCCGTGCGCCAGGTGAGCTCGGTGGTCAGCCTGGGCGACACTTCCAGGAGCAGGGAGTCCAAGGCAAAGGAAAACGTCCCGGTAGCCCAGTAGGTCAGTGTGACGTCCCCGGTCTGATAGTCGATGGTGCCGGCCGGAGTTCCGACGCCCGTGCCGGGGTCCGGATCCATGTGAATTTCGCCCTCGATGTCGATGAATGTATGTCCGGATAGGCGGAATTGGACCGTGCCGGGCACCACGGCCGCGTTGCTCGCGGGCTGGAGTCGCACCAACATGGACTGGCCTGGCACATTCTCATCGTACGACTCCAGCTGTGTCCCCTGGGCGATGTAGTCCACATTGATGTCCACCGTTCCGTCGATGGATGTGGTGGCCGAGGTGGTGGTGTTCCAATCGTAGCCCTGAAATTCGGGGCCGCACGAAGTGCAGTACATCTGAAGGCCAGTCTGGGGATCATTGCCGCAGGGATTTGCCCGGCAGACCGTGTCGTAGACCGCATGCTGGGCGTAGTACTGGATTTCAGTGGGCACGGTCACTGTCTTATTCACCAGGTCCAAGCTCCCGAACGGCAGGTCGCCTGATGCGCTCGCCGTCATGCCGATCCGGAGCCGCGTATTGCTTTCCGCCACCACTTCCAGCGTGGACCCGTTGGGCATCTGTACCGGACCTTGCCCCGTGGCCACCGTCACGCCCTGGCAGATCACCTTGAATCCCGGGGTGTCCACATTGGCCGTAAAGGCGCGGACCGTGTATTTCACCCGCACGGACCCGGCGTCCGGCTGTGCCTGCAAGGTCACCGTGGCTTCGTCGTTAACGACTGGCACGTCCTGAAAATCCTCTTGCACCGGCTCGAAATAGCCCTGGTACGACAAGAGAGGAGACGTGTCGGGATCGGGAAGTTCCGTGGGCCTGAAGACCACCAGGCCGTCGCCGTACAGCACGTACCCCGTGCCGTCCCCGGTCAGGTTCCCGGCCCCGTCGTCCGTAATGGTCTTCGGCGATCCGCCGGCATCCCAGGTGATGGAAACGGAACTCGGCGCGATGGGCGGATGCGCCACGGTGTGCCGATACTGAGGCAGATCCACGTCGATGGAGGAACCCTGGATGTACTTGTCCCCCGTACCCCAGCCCAGCATGATGGCCGTGCCCGTGTCTGGGAGATCCCGGAGGGTGACGGAAACGGACCCGGTCGCGTAGTTGACCGTTCCGGATCCCTCGCCCGTGAGGCTTCCATCGCTGGCTTCATCGAAGATCACGTACCACTTGTCCCGGGATCGGTAGCTGACTTCCAGGGTGCCTGGAGCCGGTTTGGGTGTGAGCTGAAAGACGTAGTTGTACTGGCGGTTGGCATCTTCGATGGCGTAGCTGTAAGTGTAGCTCACCTGGTTCACGGTGTCCGACCGGGTGCCACCGGACACATCTACGGTCCGCACGGACCCGGCCGGAATGTCCAACATGGCTGATTCCGCCTGCGTGCTCGGCACCAGGGGCGTCTTGTAGCGGTCCACCCGGATGGTCATCGCGCCCAGGTCCGTAGCCTGGGCCAACGGCGATACCCCGTAATAGCTCACGGCTTCCACCACGTTGGTGCGGTGGATCTTGGTGGGAGGGTCATAGTAGGTGTAGCGGGACACAGAGCCGGCCTCGAAATCGTAGCGTAGCGGATCGCTGATCTCCAGCGTGAGTTCCAGGCGTTCGAACGCCCCCTTGTCGTCATAGTAGGTGGCGACCCGGCTCTCCACGGACAACACCCGCACGTACTGCTCGTGGGTGTCGTCCTTGAGGACGTACACTTCCCCGGCACCCGGCAATGGATCCGACTGCAGCTGGTAGCACAGGATGGACCGCTGGCCCTCGTAGTGATTGCCCACCAGGCGCATCGGGGCCACCGGCCCTATGGCCAGGTAGCTTTCCAGCTTGTTCCTGGCCTCTTCACGCTCATTGAAAAACATGTCGTCCGTTGCGATGCGGAAGATGGACGCGTGGACGAACTCGTCTTCGGGAGGTTCGGCCACGATCACGTTGGCCCCGTAATAGACGGACGTGTCCGACGTAAGCACGGCAGGGAACAGCTTCCTCAGGCTCACGCGCCCATAGGTCCGGTCCAGCTCGGAAATGTCCGGAAAGATGTTGTTGGACTCGCCGTCCACTACCTCCTGGCCGGTCATGCGCCCGCCGCCGTCGTCCGTGTCCTGCATCCGTTCCGACTTGAGGAGCTTGATATCGGCTTCGGTGATCGCCATTCCTACACCTCCAACATCCTGAGCGCTGCGAGCACATACCAGGTATCGTCCGCCGGGTCCGTCACTTCCAGGACCGGCCTGGCCTCGATGGGTTGCTTATCTCGGCGCCAGATCACCTGCCGCACGTCCCCTGGAGCCAGCTCCAGGGTCATGGTGCGTCCGGCATCGGACGTGAGCCCGTAGAGCTGATCCAGGTCGGCTTTGGAAATCCAGCAGTGTTCGCCGCCCGCCGCCGTGAGCGTGATGGGCCGGCCGGCCGTTTGGGCCCCCTCCTGGACGATGACCGTCCCGGTGACGCTCACGGAGACGGTCTGCACCACGGGCGTCCAGTCGTAGCGGTCCGACCAGGTGAGTCCTTCTGGAAGAGTGATGCCGTCCAATGTCATTGCGACACCTTTCAGGTTAGGACGCCGCCCCGGCCGTGCTCAGGCCGCTCACAACGGCGGCCGCCAGCTGTTCCGGCGATAGCGAGGCGCCGGAGACGCGCCGGGCGATGGCCTCCACGTATCCAGCGATCTCCGCAAGCAGACGCTCCATGTTCCGAGTGTCCGCAAAGGCTTGTGATGGCGCCGGTGCGGAAGGAACAGGTGCGCCTGCGGCTGTAGGCACGGCCGCCGTCTGAGCGCCGGTTTGAGGGGCACGGGCCTTCTTGACGGCGTCCACCACGGAATACTTGGAAAGATCGATGAATCCGCCGAATTCCGAAACGATCTGCTGAACCTGTTTGGAGATGAGCTCGTTGATCCCCGTGGCGTCGAATTGCATTTGCAGCCGGTCCAACTCGGCCACGGCATCGGAGACTTCCTTGGCCGTCTGTCGGAACCGCTCCAGGGAGTAGTTCTTGAACGCCCAACCTCCGCTGGCAAGAATCTTGTAGCTTTCCTGGATCACGGCGTCGGAAAGGCGTTCCATCTCCCGCTTTCCGACGTCCGATAGAGCCTCCCACCCCCTCACCACGTCGGCCATGCGGGTGACATGGGTGACCTCCTTGGACTTTTCAGCTTCTTCCCGGGTGGCCTTGCCGGCATCCTTCACGGCCTCCGCCGCCTGCTTGGCCGATGCGGAGACGTCCTTCATGCCGTCCGCAATTTTTTGCGTGGCCTCCTCTCCCACCCGGCCCGTCTTTTCCAGCTCTTCGCGGAGCCCATACACGGCCCGCTGGGATTCCAAGGTCTCGGCGGTGGCCACGGCCTGGGCCTGTCCGTGGGCCTGAGCCGCCTTCATGGCGGCGCGGGCATAGGCCTCGAAGGCCTGGGCGATCTCGCCGGCCGTGGCTTTCCCGGAATCGCGAATGGTCTCGAAATCACGGCGGGCCTGCTCCGCCAGACGATCCAGCTCCGCAGCGCTTTCCACCCCCAGGCGTTCCATTGCCTGGGATACGGGATCCAGGGCACGGGCCGCATCGCCTGCCGCCTGGTCCAATCGCCTCATGGCCTGGGCCACCTGATCGACGGACAGGGCCCCCGAGGCCCCGAGGTCCTGGAGCTGCGCCCTCAGGGCGTCGATGGCCGCCATGCTCTGCACCTTGCCTATGATCGCCTCGAAGGCGGCCAGGATCATGTCGGATGACGCCGTGGCGCTCGACGCCACGGAATCGAAGAGGGTCACGGCATCCTTTTCGGCGCCGGTCATGCCGGACCGGAACCGTTCCACGTCCACGCCGAGTTTCGCAAGCGATGCGGATACCCCGGCCTCCAGGACCCAGGCGAAATCCGCCGCATCTCTGCCGGCCGACTGGAAGGCGATCTCGGCCTTCGTCTGGAAGTCGGCCAGGTCTTGTGCCGACAGCTTCTGCAGGGCTGCGGCCAGCCGCTGGTCCACGGTGGCTGCGGCCTCTTCGCCGAGCATCCGCACCTTGTCGAGCCCGAGCACCAGGGCCTCGATCTGGGTGTAGTCCCGTTCGGCCAGGGCGGCCTGCAGGGCCTTGTCGATCTCTTCCGCCGCCGCCTTACCGCTCGCTACGACGGATTCCAACTGGGCCTTGACGTCCGCGGCTTGGGACTGCACCGCGCCGCCGGCCTGGGCCATGATCTCTTGCATGGCCCGGGCCGTCTCTTGGACGGTCTGCTTAGCCGAATCGGCCGAGGCCTGGGCCGCCTGCGCGGCACTCTGAGACGCCTTCCAGCTTCCGTCTTCCACCTCCCGGTACATCTCATCGAAGATGGTGGACATCTGCCGCAGGCGCTCCTCGTGGCGCCGCGTGGCTTCGTCGATGGTGTCGTCGGTGAAGGCGGCCTTGGTCACCTCCCATGCATAGCGAAGATACTCAAAGCCCTTCACCAGCGACTCAACCAAGAAGACGCCGGCTTTTCGCGCGATCTCGAACTCATCGGACAGCCACTTCCCGATGTCCCAACCCACCAGGAAGGCGCTGATGACGGCGAAAGCGGAATTCAGACGACCCAGGGCCCCGATGGCTTGCCCGATGGGGAGATTCATGGAGGCGATGGCCTTTCCGGCATCCATGCCCAGGGAGATCCCCGCCAGCCTGGCTGCCAATAAAGCGGCCTTCAGGGCTCCTGCGGCAGCCGCCACGGTGGCCAACGTGGTGGCCAGCTGGGTGATCAAGGGAAACCGCTCGGCGAAATCCGCTATGGCCCGGGAGGCGTCCGACAGCCCTCCGGCGATCTTGTTCACCGCCGGGAGAAAAGTGGACCCGATGTTGATGGCGATGGCCTCAACGGAATTCGCGAGCAGCTGGATTTGTGCCTCTGTGGTCTGCAGACGCCGCTTGAATTCATCCTGCATGGCGCCGGCGGTGCGCTGCCGGTCGGAGACGAGCCCCAGGGCCCGTTCGTACTGGCCCAGGCTCGCGATGAGAGCGCTGATGTCGTCCTGGTATTCCAGCCCGAAGAGCTTCACCAGGACCTCGGACCGTGCCATCGGCTCGATCCGCTGCAGCGTGCGGAGGAATTCCACCAGGGCCTGTTGGGGGTTCTCGCGGATGGACGCAGCGAGTTGTTCGGCGTCGATGCCGATCCGCTGCAGCGCCTCCTGGAAGTCCTTGCCGGCGACCTTGGCCGTCTGGAGCTTGGCAAGCAGGGCGTTGATGCCGGTGGCGGCCACCTCCGGGGTCTTGCCCAGGCTCAGTATGGCGGCGCCGAGAGCCGCCGCCTGGTCCGCCGCAAGCCCGAACTGCCGGCTCTGTCCTCCGATGCGGGACATGACCTCCACGATGTCCCGCTCGGTGGTGGCCATGTTGTTTCCGAGGGTGTTCACCGCGTCCCCGACGGACTGCACCTGCTCCAGAGTGAGGTTGAAGACGTTCATGAGCCTGGCGATGGCCTGGCCGGCCTCGTCGGCGCCCATGTTGAACGCCGTGGCCATCTGGGCAGCCAGCTCGGTGAATTCACGGAGGTGTTGGATGGGGATGCCGAGCTGCCCCCCGGCCGCGGCCAGCCGTGCCAGCTCGTCGGCGGACATGGGGATGGTGCGCGTGAGATCCTTGATTTCGTCCCCGAGCCGCTGGATCTGCTGGTCCGTTGCGCCGGTGACCTTGGCCACTTCGGCCATCGCGGATTCGAAATCCATCGCCTGCCGGATGGCCAAGGTGAGCCCACCTCCGGCGGCGGCCAGGCCGGCCAATTCCGCCTTGGCCGCCTGGAGAGCTCCGGCAAAATCGTTGGTCTGGCGCTTGAGATCGGCGATGCGGCGTTGGGTGGCGACGGCGGCCTGGGCGATTTCCTGCTGGCTGAGCACCCCGGACCGCTTCAGCGTCTCGAAGGCCTGCTCCACCTCCCCGATCTGGCGGGCGATTTCCTGGTGCGGTACCAGGCCCAGGATGTCCCGGCTCTTGGCGACATTGACCAGATCCCGGTAGGAGACCAGCAATTCGTGGGTTTCTTTGTCGACATAGTCCGCCGCCTGCCCCGTGGCGATGAAATCCTGGGCGAGCTTGGAAAACGTCCTTATATCTTCGGGCGTTTTTCCGAGAGATTTCAGCAACTCACCGAATTCCTCGTTGAGCCGGTCAACGTTGCTGGTTGCCTCTCGGGTATCGGCGGAGATAGTGATCTGCAGCTTGTAAGGATTCGCCATCGCCTGATCCTATATAAAAAGAAAGGGGGTGCAACCGGGTGACCACAGGACTCGCGGCCCTCTCGAATCCCGGCGGCACCCCGGAGTCGGACGGAGGCCCAAATTACTCAACCAGCGTCACACGGAAGTATTGGCTCGTTCCGGACGGCTTGCTGGTGTCTTTGAGCGCCTTCCCGCTGATCTCCAGCCCGGCGTAGTCGTCTCCGATGAAGCTGATGGTGCCGGCCGCCCCGAATCGAGCCCGCCACACATCCACGATCACCGGCTTTCCGCTCCGCGCCTCGTTGAGCCCCTCGAAGACCAGCTCATAGGTGCCCTGGGCTCCGTCCAGGGCCTGCACCACGTCCTGGGCCCCGTAGTCGTAGGCCACATGCAGGGTTTCGCCATCCGTGATGGCGCCGGTGCTGAGAATGAAGATTCCGCCCGGTCGCACCTCGTAGTCCGTCCCGGCCGTGTAGGTGGTGGTGTCCGTCTCGTCCTGGACCACCACGTTGCTGATCCCTGTGTGTGCCAACCGCACGAGGGCCCCAACCTGCGCAGTCACCGTCTCGTCCGTTACGGATCCGGCCGCCACGGCCTCGGTGGTGCCGTAGAGGGCCATCGCGAGATTTTCGGGGGACAAATCGTGCAAGGTCATGGCCAAGGTCACGCCGGTGATGCGACGCACCTCGTTGATGACCCCGCCTCCCGGGCTCCGGTAGTCCCGGAGTTCCTTGGTTTCCTCCTCGGTTCCTATGTCGAGCTTCGAGACGTTTCCCACCTCGATGAGCCCGCCGGATCCGGAAAGGTCCCTCATGTAGATCTTGCCGCTTCCGATGTAGGAATAATCTGCCATTTCCCTCACCTCCTACTATCTATTGGATAGTGGTATGCTACACGCGAAACTCAAGTGGAACATCCCGACACCGTCGCCATATTCGGGGTCCGGTGCCGCAATCAACTCCAGGGGCCGCATACGGTCTCCCGGTTTCCATCCCATAAGCAGTTTCAAAACCTTGGTTATTAGCGGGCCGGCTGCAGCGCGCACATCGGAGCCGCTGCCGGGATCCGTCCCCACCCTAACCAGTACGGAGACGTGCCATATCTGCCTAATCTGCTGGACGGTCCCTTGAGCCAAGGGATCGCCCTCCATTTGATACCCACCGTAGCCGACCCACACGGACGGGAACACAAGAGCTGTGTGTTGGAGGGTCGTCAGCGTGAGATATGATCCGCACGCGGCCAACTCGGGGATACCGTCTTGCAGCCGCGTCACCAGAATGTTTTCAAGGGCCAAGAAATCGTCGAGCATCATCACCCCATCATCGCCTGGACGGTCAAGGCCCACGTCACGGGGCCTGACCGATTGCGTTCGACGACCACCCAGGACCGGTCATCGAACTCCACCACATCCTGATACCTCGGTGCCGGCACGTCCTCAGTCATGACGTGGACCACGGCGGTTTCCTGAACTGCAGCAACCAGCCCTCCCTCGATGGCATCGCCCCGAAACTCAATGAGAGCCGTGATATCACTAGCCACCCCGTCTTTCGGCACGTAGCGTATGGGGTAACCAACCGTGTCGAAGATCGTCGTCCTTAGCACGTCCCGGAGCTCGATATCATTGGCCATTGCATATCATCCGTCTTGACAGCCTGTTCGATCCGCTCCGCCTGCAAGCGGATTTCCTCGATAAGATCATGTTGATCATGTCTCCCGACCGAGCGTCTTAAGAGCCGCACCAGGGTCTGGATACAAATAGCTCCATTCAAAATGCGATGTCTTTGTTCCTGCGTCATCGTCGTCGCCTCTGATACCGGAACAAGGCCGAGGCGAACCGCTCCTCGAAGAACGGCCCGGCTCGGTGAGTCCATCGGTCACGCACTTTGTCGATCCATGGACGAGGTGGCACGGCAAGTGTCGTGGTACGCCGTGCCAAGGGGAGTCCGAGAGCAAAAAACATGCGCCGCATCTTGGGCGTAACCTTGAGCCGGAACCCTCTGGCGTGCTGTGCCATCAGGTCCCCGAACACATCCGACGATTTCAGGAGCCCAATGGCGACCTCGCCGGCACCGTCATCAATTCGATATCGCACCATGTTTTTCAGCTTGACAAAGGGCATGGACCGTGTCGACCGCCGGACCTTGATCAGGCCCTTCCTGGTGCCGGTCTTATATCTTGGGTGGGTGAGAGGGTCCACGTGCCGGGTCGACCCTTGCGGACCGTGTCGCCTGGCCAATGTGCCGGTATATGGGCTCAGTCTGGGTTCCACCGGCTCGCGGATAAGATCCATCCGGATGTGATACCCCAGACTGCTCAAGGCCGAGCGCCGCGCCCGGGCAAACATCCCGGGCAGCCCGGCCAGGGCCTGCGTCACGGACTGCAATTGGTATCGGTCAATCTGCACGTGGAGCACTCTCACCACCTCTCATTCGTCCAGGTTCTCGCCGTATTCCACGATCCCCTGGATTTCCACAGGGGGAGACCCGTCCGCCGGCACGTAAGTCACCTGGACCGAAACGCCCACCTCGACGTCGAAGAGCGTCGCCGCGATAGCGTCATGTGCTGCTGCCAGGATGTCATTCATCCAGGATCACCTCGATGGTTGCGGTGGCTCCGGCCGAGACCGTTCCCAGCGCCTTCCCGAACGGCACCCCGGTGTTTTTCTTGCTGAGTTTCGGAACGTCTCCGGCCACGTAGTAGAGCTGGTCTCCCAGAGCCACCGCCGAGTTCTCGGCCCCATCAATCCCCTTCACAGAAAGCGTGAAGATCCCTCGACGGTAGGCGGCACCGGTGGCGCTTTCCGGGATGTCGGCCGCTGCCACGACAGGGATCTGCCCCACCACGTACGGGTCCCCGGAAGAAAGCCCGCCGGAAGGCCCCACAATGTTGATCATGTTTCCAGGTCCGACATAGTTATTTGCCATTGTGTCACCTCCTCATTCGTTAGGCGCCGGCGTTGTAGACCAAGGCTTTCCAGTCCACAGCCTTCGCCGCGCAGTCGATCCGCACTTTCCACTGGACAGCGTCAACGGTCCATCCTTCACGAGCCTCCAGGTACGGGGCCCGCTGACCGCGCAAGAAGAACACCCTGACGGTCTTGTCCGAAGGCCCGGCCAAATACCATGCCGTCTCCGAGGTATCATCCAGCCTCGGGTCATAAACCCTGGTGAACCGAGTTCCGGCATAGGGATTGACCGTCGTGGCGCCCTTGTCCGTGTCATCGAAACGCTCGGACCGGAAGAAGACTTCCGCCACTCCTTCCAGGGCCACAGGAGCGATGAAGAATTGTGGCACCAAGTTGAGGCGTTGTTTCCCCTTCAAGCCCTTCTGCTTCTTCATGAGCTTGATCGCTTCGGCGATGGTGGAGATCCCGGGAGCCCCGGGGGTGGAACAGATGTTCGCGTGGCTCGAATGGAATAGCTGCACTCCGTCACCCATCACCGGGTTGCTGGTGAGTTGAGCGTAGGCCACGTCTCCGATCTTCCGAGCCACCGCCTCGCCGTGGGCTCGCGGAGCGTCCGTCAAGGCGCCGAGGTCATCGTTGATGATGGCCTGGCGGGAAAGCCCATAGATCTTGCCGTAGGTGGCCAGGGCCACGGTCTCAACGGCATCCACGCGCCCGGTTTCTTTATACTCGCCAAGCTCCGGAATGAGATCCAGGTCGTCCAGCTCGGAGACCCTCGGAATCGAAAGCTGCTTGAAGTCGCTGACTTCTCCGGTGCTACACCAGAGCTGCCACGTTTCGGCCGCCTGCTCATACCCGCTGAGGAGGGCCTTGTTGGCCACATTCCCCAGCACGTTGGGAAGGTCACTGGTGGTCAGCGCGCGGCCCACCACGTCCATGGGATTGCCGGTGTAGGGCTGGTTTCTGGCCCTAAGCGCCATCCGGGCCAGCTCCAGCAGCGTCAGACCATTCAGCTCGTTCCCGGCTTCTTCCTGGCCAAGACCGGTCCTGGCCAACAGGGCCAACTCGGCGCCACGAGCAAACTTGTCAGAAGCATCCTCCACCACTTCCACTCGCGGCCGTTCGATGGCAGGAGACTGACGGTTCACGATTTCATCCAGGATCGCGGCCCGAACCTGGTCCACGGAAAGACCATCGGCCACCCACTTCCCGGCCTGCTCCACAAAACCGTGGCGCGTTGCCAGCTCCAGGATGCCGGCAACCCGGACCCGCTCTTGCTCCACCTCTGCATCCCGGTCGTCCCGATTGGGCGGAGGCCCGTTGGTCACTTCCACCTGAGGCTCAACGTTCTGCACCTTCTCCTTGTCCTTCATCGCATCTTCCCTCCTTTGTTCTGGCGCATCCTCGACCGTCCTCCCCACGCCGACAGTGGCGTCCGCCGGGATCGGCGTGAGGCTGATTTCGTGAATCCGCCATTTCGTGACGATATGCGCCGGCCCACGAAAACCCCTCCATTCGTCCTTGTCGCCCAGGATCTTGCGCTCGTTGACCGTATACCCCACGCTGACACCCCGGAGCAGCCCGGCCAGCACTTCCGTTTTGGCCTCCTGGCTCGCCGGAGTGTCCACGAATCGGATCAGAGCCTTTCCCTTGCGAGATTCCTCGTCCACCCAGACCTTTTCCGGGACGGCAACGGCTCGGTCCGGATTGTGGTTGACCAAGACCGCGCCCACTTCCGTGAGCGGCCCAAGATCCACGGCGCTTCGATCATGAAGCAGGATTTCGGCGTTGGTGTACCATCTTGGAACCGGCGCCTCGCTACTGAACGAAAGCTCCAGCAGGTTTTCGTCGTCTTCCACTCTGCGGACCTCCAGCCCGATGGTGCGCCGTTGGTCCAGATCCATGTCTCGTCTATTCGGCATCGCCTCCTCCTATTCCAAGCCCCCCCAGGAACCGAATTTCGGCCGCGCGCTGCCGGGCCAGTTCCCGCCAATCCAGTCCAAGTTCAGATGCCTCTCTCTCCAGTGTGGTGAGGCACATATCGAGCTTCTTTTGCTTGGCCTCAGCCTCCTTTTGAGGATCCACCCATTCAGCGCCCCGGTGGATCCACGTGTGAGAGAGATAAGCCAAGGAGTCCCTGAGGTTCGCCGGCACACGAAGTTCCCCAAAATCAGCCATCACTTCCATGGCCCACCGGTAAATGGGACGCAGGAAACCATTTCGGATCTGACGCCGGTAAGGCTCGATGAATTGCCGAAATTCCAGCTCTGAGTGCCTGGCGCTGGAATAATTCACCTCGCTCTTGTTCCCGGTGATCATCTCTCGCGAGACCCCAAACGGCCGGCCGAATGCCTGCAGGATGGCCCCAGCGAAATCCATGAACTGGGATCCGGGTCTCTTGGGGTCGATCACCTGGATTTCCTCTCCAGGGAGCAGGTGATAGACGCCGCCCGGAGATAGAGAGATGGCCCGGGTCGTTTCCCCTTCCACCTGTTCCGCCACGGCCGCCCGGGTGAAGAGGTCGCTTTGTTTGATTGCCACACCAAGGCAGGCCTCGACCTTCTTGTTGATGAGCTCCGCCTCGATGATTTCGGATAGATGCATGCAGTAGGGAATGATCGGCGTGATCTCAGGAAGCCCCAGGTATTGCCCTGGGCGCCGAAACGATGAGATGTGCAGGATTTCCGACGCCGGCACCCGCACCGTGGCAAAGCTCGTCATGCCGGCGGAAGGACGGCTGAAGTGATAAGCAATCACGCGCCCGGTGGCGTCCACTTCCACGCCGTCATAAACACTGTTGCCGGACGATACCGCCCCGATCTCTTGCAGCCTGGAATACTCCAGAATCTCGATCTTCGGAACTCCACGGCGGCCGTCTTTCTCCACGCGCTTTCGGATAAAGACTCCGCCGTCCAGCATCCGCTTGATGACGAGAAGGCGCTCGATCTCCGCGAATGTCATCTCCTGGTAGAGATCGCAATCGTCCATCCAAGCAACAAACGCCCGCTCGGCATAAGCATTGAAGCTCGAATCGCTCGTGGTGGCCCTCAGCCTGGATCCTGGCCCGACAATCCGATTGACCATGAGATTCACCAGGCCGTGAACATAGGGGTCGTCCAAATACAGCCGGTTTGCCCGGGCAACGATCACCTTTCGCTCGAACGGAGGCGCATTGGGCCCGTCACCCACACGGACCCAGGAGCTCTGCGAGGGGCCCGTCTCAGCCGCCTTGAGCGTGCGGATCGCCTGTTGTGCCAGCTTTCGTCTGAGCGTCCACCTGGGCGCTATCCATTCCAGCACCTTACCGACCATTCTCACCTCGTGTAATAGACGGCCAAACGCCCGCATCCGCACTGCAAGAAGGCGATCTGCTGCTCAAGTTCCTTTTGCCGGCGCTCCAACTCGGCCAGGTGACGCCGCACCTCTACGTCTCCGACGCGAACGGAGACGGCTTTCCTGGCCGCCGCCACCGCGGCTTTCACCTCCTCGAGTTCCGCCAGCTTGTCTTCCAGGACTCCCATGGATTCCTCCAGAACCAAAAGAAAAGGTGTTATCCTCAGCAAACAGGATAACCCCCAATTTCGGCCGTTTTCGTATATCGTCGTCTATCGTCGTCTATCGACGCATATCCCCCATTTTTTGCTCTTGACAGGTCTGACGGCGAATCATTTCCCGCTTCCATGAGATCAGATCCGACACCATGGCTTCCCAGCATCCGTCAATCTTGGCGGCCGGAAGACCATCTTCCTCAATCCACCTGTGGACCGTGTCCCATGATCTTCCGAGAAATGTGCATATTGCTTTACGACCAACGAGAAGCTCTTTCGTCATAGCCACCCCGCTCTTGGCTCTATCCATTGACGCTTACTCTGTTGAGGCGCCACGTTTACTTTGGGCCTTCGTGGCCTCGAGGCCTTCATCACGCCGACAATCCGACTCAATGCCAGCCAATACACTTCGGCATCCCAATAGTGGTTCGCCACTCCGGAAGGCAGGAACCATTCCAAGGTCCTCGCCCCGGTTCTCTTGTTCACGCGTTCCACCAGGTGCTCGGACACCATCTGTTCGCAATAATCCTGAGTCACCTCACTGTGCACCCACCATTTATCAGGAGCCCGGATAAGATCGAGGAGGAGCTGCTTGTAGTAGGACGTATCGATGAGCCAAAGATCCAAACGGCCGGCGTCCGTGTCGATCCGACTGATCTTGTGTGGCGCCTTGAGTGGATGCGTCGCACCCTTGAAGGCCACCACCTTCCCCCGATGAGCCACAGCCCACTGGTAGCATTCAGCCGTCCGGAATCCGGTGTCCAAGGCAACGGCTTGAACATAGTGGCCGTCGTAATCATGCCCCCAGAAGATCCATTCCAGGGCGTCCCATGTTTGCACGCTCCCCTCATCGATCAGCGCCGAAGATCCATCTTCCAGCAGGGCTCGAAGCAAGTAGAAAAAATGCCCCTCTTGGACGTCCACGGCACCATAGATCACAGCCGTCTTTTCGGGCACCTCCCCGCGTTTTCTCCCATCCGATCTTGCCAGAATAACGGAGGTATCGTTCTTGGCCCGCCAGTCACGAACCTCGAACGGCTCCCCGAGCCAGCCGTTCACAAAGTTCTGCAATCTCTCGGTGAAGTCCTTGCATTTCAGGAACTCCACGGCCATCCGGCCGAACTTCACCCAAGGGCTGTAGAGACTGCTGAGTCGAAAGCCGATCTTTCTCCGTCTGGTTCCATCCTCGACCTGGCGCCACTCTCCCGCCGCCAACATATCCGCCTTGTGATGGTCCTCGATGACGCCTTCGCACGCCTCGCACTCGTAGTGGGCCGCCTCCTCGATGATCTTGAGCCGGTCCGGATCCTCCTTCCGAACCTTCGGCCACTTCACCTGGGACCACTTGAGCACCTGGAACTCACCGCAATGGGGACACGGCACCCAATAGTCGAACACCATGTCGCTGTCTTCCAGCTCCGTGGTGATCCTACCGAACTGCGTGGTGGGCGTGGACACGATGAAGATCTTCCTGGACCACGGGAATGTCTTGGTCCGTTCCACCGCCAAGCTGATGGGATCCGCCTCGTCCTTGAGCTGGATGGGGTACTTGTTCACCTCGTCCAAGAGCACGTACTCACAGGGCTTGCTTGCCAGGGACGCCGCGCTATTCGCTCCTGACAAAAACAGGTCCATACCAACAAACTGCATCCGCAACGTGGTAAACAAATGACGGTCTCCGAGTTTCTTGGACTTTAGCTGCCGATGCGCGTTGATTAGGGGCTGAATACGCGTGCGACTGATATCTTCGGCCGTCTCCACTGTGGGATAGACCACCATTGTGGGCCCCGGGCGCTGGTCGATCACATAACCCAGGATGTTCAGCAGGCACTCCGTCTTTCCCACTTGGGTCGGCGCCTGAAAGACCACCGTCTCCACCTCCGGGGCATTGAAGGCGTCCATGATGGCCCGAAGGTACGGCGTGCGGTCCGTCCGCCAGGGCCCGGGCTCCGCGCTCGTCGCCGCGTCCAACGTCCTGTGCCTGTCCGCCCACTCCGACACCGTCAGCCGCTCGGGAGGGCTCAGTATCATCTGCAGCTTTTTGGAATTGAACTTAACCATGCTGAACGAATTCGCTCTGCCTTGAAAGTTGCTCTGCGGCTGTCTCAAAGACATGACAAAGTTCGTCTTCGATGATGCTCCGGATTTCCGGCTCCTTCTTGCCACTCAGCCTTCCAGGGAGGCGTTTGGCGAGGAGAAAAACATGGCGTTTGATGTAAGCCGCAAAATTCATGAGGACTTCCTCTACTCTTGATCGCTCGATAAGTTGCCCCTGCAGTTGATGGACAGATATTCTTTCGCGCTCAGCCTTCCATCTCCAGTATTCCTGCCTTGCCTTATCAATGTCCGGAGAACTTCCGTCACCACGGATATTCTCCAGCCACCATTCGTGGACTGCCTTGAGATCATAGAAGCCATGCCGGAGCTTCGGACATCCTTTCTCCTTGGCCCACTTCTGCACTGATCTTGGAGTGACATCAAAAAATTTTCCGATGTTGGCGGCATCATAGATGAAATCCGAGCGCTGCTCTGGAACAAGAAGCGTTTTCAAGTCCGCTTCTATGCGTTCAAGACGATGTCTCGCTGTTTTGCTAAGTTTAGATTTCGGCTTTTGTTGAAGATCTACATACTCTCTAAACTCTTCGGTAAGATCTATGAGCCGCTGTTGCACTTCTTTGATGTCTAACATCCCGCATTATTCCCTAACGAGTCGAGGCTCAAAACCCATTTCCAAAACTCGCTCCAGGATGACAGCGCAGTATTCCGGGGCCAACTCGACTCCGCGAAACACTCGCTCCGTTTTGATGCACGCAACAGCGCAAGTCCCACTGCCAGAAAATGGATCAATCACCAGATCTCCTATCACCGTGCTGTTCTTTATGCCTCGCTCATATAGTTCCACCGGCTTCATGGTCGGGTGCAGTTCAGACTTTTGTGGCCGTGCTATTTCCCAAACGGAAACATCAAAGTCCGCATAAAAACGGTGCCCTGCCCCACCAAGCCAACCATAGAGAATCGGCTCGTGTTTGTAATGGTAATCGCATCGGCCGAGGACGTGATTGTTCTTGGACCAAATCAGCATGTGCCGAAGTGGGAATTCAGCTTCTGTTAGTGCCTTCATCAAATAGAAAAGGAGCTCGCCTCCCTGTGGCCCTGTGACATAGTACGTTGCCCCATCCGCAAGCCATGCCCTCACGGACCGGAAAGCAGAGAGCCATAGCCGATACATATCAGTGAGGCTCAGATCATCCCCTTTGATGGGCTTCTGGACCCTATTGCCCTTGTCCTGTAGGTTTAAGAATTCATTCTTGCTTGAGTAGTCGACCCCATAAGGCGGATCCGTAAAACAACAGACCGCCTTTTCTCCCTGCATTAAGAAGCCAAGAATCTTGCTATCTGTGCAATCTCCACAAACGAGCCTATGCGGACCGAATTCCCAAATCTGGCCTGTCTCTGTCTTCCACTTGGCCCGCAGTTCATCCGCCTTTTCGACCTTCGGCCCGGGATCCTCTTTAGCGGCAGTGGGGATCTTGATTTTCGAGATCTGTTCCTTCAACCATTGGGAGAGGTCCTCTTGCTCTGTCTGAACCGTTTCCAAGAGCTGGCGATAAATATCGTCAGACTGCTTCGCCAATGATGCAATGGGGTCAAGCGTGGCAAGGATCTTTCGTTCCTCGTCCTCATTCCATTCGCCAACGAGCACCGGCATCAAACATCCACGCTCGATGGCCCATTCGCGCCTTGCGTGCCCGTCGATGAGGTTGCCTGTTTTCTCGTTGTAGAGAGCGACTCCGGCCCACCCCACATCTTCGAGAACCGCACTCAAGACCTGCTTTTGTGCTCGCGGATGCTTGCGCCAATTGAGCGGATTCGGATTAAGCTCCTTCGGGTCCATCCACTTCAACTGTAAGTGATGTGTTTTCATATCGTTAGCCGATGACATCGAAAAACGAATCCTGATTTTTGAGCGTTACGCGGAGGCAAAACGCGCCCCTTTTGACCCCTGCAGATTTTTCCCCCAGGAAGGACCCGCGACTGGCACGACTCATGCAATGGCCCTCCGGATCCATCCCTTGAGGAAATCTCTGGTACCGAGGTCGAGGTAATACTGGACGGCGAGCAATTTGAGTTCAGCCAAGATGTGGTCTGGGTTTTCGGCGTTATTCAGAACCGTCAAAGTCTTGACGCCCATGACGCCATCTACGAGCAGATCAGTCTTCTCAACCTTGTTGACGGCACGTTGCAGCAGCTTGTTGGCCCGTCTTGCGCCCATGTTGACGGCGAGGCTGAACACTTTCTCGGCAAGGGCCTGGTGTTGGATCTCACCGTACCTGTTCGGGACCCACCAGTCTCGGCGGTAGATTTCTTTGGCATCCTCTCTCGTAAGCATCTTGATATCCAAATCCGGATAGGCACGCTTGCTGATGCCGTAAGCGGTTTCTCCGCCAGGGTCTTTGGGGTGGTTCACATAGCCACCTTCGTGGATCATGAGGACCTCAAATGCTTGGTCAAAATCAGCCATCCTTTTCTCCTTTCGGTTCGGACCGGCGCACATCGCTCCAAACGCGTTTGAGACATCGGAATAGAAAACCACTCACCCCCAGAATGCCGAGCCACAGGACAAGGCCGGCGAGAAGCTCAAGGGGGGAAAGAAGGACTTGAAAGAAGACACTCATCATTTCTCCACCTCCCAAGAACGCTCTGCATTACGCCAACAAGGTCAGCGTAGAGCAGCGTAGATGTTTCTCATCTACGCTGCGAGTTACGGACCATTCGGGCGTGTCCCGCCCTACACCCCAGCTCCCACCACATCTTTCAGTGTGACCTCGACGATGCGAGGCCGCCAGACCATGGCCTTGCCGCCGCGCTTGGCTTTAACCTTCCGCCAGGCCCAGAGCTCCAGGACTGTTCCCGGCGTGGAGAGCCAGTCCATGGTTTCCTGAGCATGTTCTTCCGTGAGTTTGCGCCAATGGTCTTGGAAGCCTGAGCCGCCGCAGCATTGGACGCCGACGACACCACGCTCCGGGTCCAGGGCTAGGACGTCGATGATCCCGAAGAGATCCTGGCGGATTCCTGGAGGACCATCGCCTTCACGCCGAGCGAAGCTGTTCCACTTTTCGACTACGGCACAGCGTCTTCCGAGTCGTCGGAGTTCCTGCATGGTACGTTGCGTTGGTGTCATGGGCACTCTTTCGCTATGCGTTACGCCGTAAGAATCTCCAAGGGGAACTTGCCGAGAACGTGCCGATAGAATCCTCGGCGGGTTTTCTATTTGAAATTACTTATAAAAAAATAAAAAAACAACCTGCCGATGTAGGGTATACCCAAAAATCCACAAAATTTTGTGTCTACCCCCCATCGGCGGGTTGCCTTCTTCTGTTTTTCGTAATGATTTCATCGAGAAAACCCGCCGATGAAAACCTCGGCAGGTTCTCGGCAGGTTCTCATGGTTCATCGGCGGGTTCCTCCTCCTTCCGGAGACAGTACAAGGTGGTCGCGGGTCCGCTCTTGGGCTGATGGACAACCTTGGCCAGGCGCCCGGACAAGAGCATGGTTTCGATTAACTGGTCGAAGACCCGGGCCGATAGTCCCCAGATGGACTTTAGGATCTCCCTCCTGGTCAATCCCGGCTTCTTCTTGTTCTTGACCTTCTCCTCCAGCAGGCGGAGGATCTTCTGCTCCCATGCGTGCCATTCATTGACCGCCACGTTGAGCTGGACGCTCCGGACGGTGTTTTCTACGCTCCATTGGATGATCTTGGTTGCCCATTCCATGGACTCACGGCCGATTCCGGCGCCCACGACCTTGGGCCCGTATATGGAGAGCGCGTGCACCATCGCCAGTTTCCAGGCGTTTTCAGCGGCGCGGCCGTAGATGGCGGCCCGTCCGTCCGGAGACGTCTTGTGGCGGTTTTTCTCCTGGTGGTAGTGATCCGCGAACTCTTCCAGGATCCTCGCGGCATCGTCGGTCAGGCGAACGACGTGAGGCCGTGGCACGGCCTCGAGGTTTCCCCCCGTGGTTTCGACGGGCATGGTGTAGATCTCGTCGATCGCGTCCACGAGGCTTTGCGGGACGCTGAATCCGACGCGCATCTTGGGTTTGGGAGCGTCATCGCGGATGTCAAAGATGATGACTCTCGCTAGGAAACCGTCAGCAACCTCGCTGTGGGTGATGGATCCCCAGAAGGCCTCCGGCGCGCTAGTGCCGTAGAATGCCAGGTGGTGCCACCGCACCACGATTTCGTCGCCGGAGGCGTATGTCTTTAGAAAGCTTCTGTCCGTCCCGGACCACAACTGCATGAGAAGCGCCGGAATCCCGACGAGCGGGCTGTTTGGGTTCTTGAGGGCTTTCGTGATGGACGCGATTTCATCCAGGAAGCACAGTTGGTTTTCTCGCGTCTTCTGTGACAGGCGTTTGAGGAGGGCTGCTTCGCTCGTGAGCGTGTTGGGGCCCAGGATTTCGTGGGCCCTGGACCGCATCAGCATGCTCGGGATTGTCCCGTGCGGACCGTTCTTTCCGACGCCCGAATAGGCGAGACCGATTCCATAGATGTTGGTCCGAAGCCCACTTTCAGACTGGATCTTCTGACCGGCCACGGCTCCCAGGGTAATGGTGGAGGCCAGGACGTTGAAGGCGGGATGGGACACCGGGCTGGATGCCTCGATATAATCCCCCATGGCTTGAATGAGCCCTCCTGGTGTGAGGATCTCCTTCGGGATCGACTGCTCGTGTGGACCTGGGATGCGGATTTCTACCGCCGAGTGATTGCGCTGGTGGGTTCTGAGGATTGACTGTACGGTCCGGCGCACTTCGAACTGTGGGAGCGGCGGCCGGTTCTTGTCGTTCCATGCGAGTGCCAGCTCGAATATCTCGTCCGGATCGAGTCCCTTGCCGCACCATCTTCCGACGAGCCGCGCCAGGGTGTCGTTTCGTTCTCCCTCGGCCACTCCCTGGAACCTCGAAAGGGGAGTGACTTGGACATTAGAAAGATCAAGATTGAGGTTTCCCGTGAGATCCGGAGGCGCGTATTCCGGGATGTCGTCCCATCCGCCTCCGAGGAATCGCCATTCGTACCGATGGCCCGATTGGTGGATGGAAGGAGGCGCCACGAAGTATCCTCCCTCGCCGCGAATATCCACCTCGGGAGCCAGCCGGACGCGGTTTCGGATCATCGCGTTTTGTGGGACGCGATAGATGGCGTGGATGCCGCGGGACGTGATGGAATAGACGGTGGTTGGCGGAAGGTGGTCCTGGATCCATCGCTTGCCGGCTTCTCCGTCGCCGTCCACGCAGTAGATCCCGGATATCGCCCCGCAGACGATGGCCACGTTGGCGTCTTGGTGTTTGGCCCACCATGCCTCCACTTCGCTCCTGGTCGGTCGCCGCTTCTGGAACTCGGCCCACGGAAAGAAGGGGCGTTTCGTGTTCCTATCTACTGGAATAACCGAAAAGTCCCTGTCCACGTATTCCAGGGCGGCGTCCAGTGTGCCGTTGGCGGTTGCTGAGACGGATTCAGCCATCGGTTTCACGCATCTTCTCCAGGATACAAAATACGATCTGGGCCTCCATGGAACGGAGGTTCCGCTGAGCTTCTTTCCCCAACCATGTACGAATTCGAGGAGCTTGGTCTTCGAGACCAAGCTCCCTCAGATCTACGGCCAAGATGGTAACGTCGTCCTGAGATAGGCCGCGAATTGTCCGCCTGGCGGCCGTGGACTTGAAGAGACACGCCTTGCAGACGGTCTTCACCAGGACGGCTCCGTGGCGGTACGGGACCACGGGCTTTCCGCACCGGCGGCACGGCCGTTCCTCTTGGGCGGCCACCCTGGGGGCGCCTTCCGCCGGCTGCCGGAGACCCTTGCAGTCGTTACAGCAGGCTCCGTTTCCGTCGTTTTCCACGATCCTGCCGCACACGGGGCATTCCTTGAGGGTTTCCGGAACCGGGCCGTCGTAGCCCAGCTCCCGGGCCTTGGCGTAGAGGCCAGCTTCCAGGGCAGGACTCGGATCCGTGTGCCCCTGAAGTATCTTGTTGACGAGTGCCTGGGAGATGCGAAGGTCCGCCCCGAGCTTCGCCTGGGGGTAGCGGACGGACCGAAAGAAGTCCTTGAGCTGGTGGGATCCGGAAAGGGAACGGGCCTCAGGCATCGATCACCTCCGTACTTTGGGTTTGGGGTGGGATCTCCTATGCTGTAAGAGAAGGGGACTTCACGACGCCATGCGGGCCCCCTCCGGCAGGCCCTCTGGAAACAGAAGCTCCTCCACCGTCACCTCTCCACCGGTAGCGGCGCTGATGCGGGCGGCGTTTTCGGCAGACATGGTTCGGAGGCCTCTCAAATATCTGGAGATGATGGATGGAGACACCCCCGACAAACGCCCCAACTCAACGAGCGACATCTCTTTTTTCGTCATGTAGATCTTCAGCTTCATGGCCCTTTAATAATTGCGTATGCGCACCTCCTAGTCAACAAGAAAGTGCGCATGCGAACACGCAACTTTGCTACGCACTTTTGCCTTGACTGTTGGTTGCGCATGCGCAATACTACCCCCAACCACCTGGGACGTTGGTGACGGGGACGGAGGCGGGCACCTCGCCTTGCACGGCGTCTCCGGGTGGAGGCGGCAACGGGGGCCCGGCCCGGAAAAGGCGGCGGCCGCGGGAAGAGACGGCGCCGACGGGTCGGAATGAGAGAACCCATCAACCCGGCACAGGCGCCTGCGGGCTTAATGAGCCGATGGCCGGCGAATGGAACCAGGCAACGGAAAGGGAGGGAAAAATGGAAGAGAGGCTGTCATTGGCAAATCTTGGGAAAGGCGCGGCCGTTGAGCGATTCGACGATGAGCTCCAGAAGGTGTTGGAGAACATCCTGGATCCCAACACGAGGCCCGACCTGGTCCGCAGCGTCACCCTGACGGTCAAGATCAAACCCAACGAGGACCGGGACTTTGCGAACGTCGAAATCCAGGCCACCAGCAAATTGGCGCCTTACGATCACGTGCCGACCCATATCTATATCGGCACGGAAAAGGGACGTGCCGTGGCCGTCGAGCCGACCAAGAACATTCCCGTCGATGATACCGGAGAACTGACCGTGCTCAGGGGAGGAGAAAGATGATTGCTCAAGCAATCCAGAAGATCATCGAGATCTCCAACGGGGAGCTCAAAGAGGTTGAAGGCCGCATCTACTCGACCCGAGAACTCCACCCTGTTTTGGAGCCGGAGGTCCATGCAGTCAGAACCACCACTTTGAACGGTCTGGTGGACTACATCAAAGGCGTGTCTGATTTCCCAAGGGTGAGAGTGTTCCTTCACGTCCAACATCACAACAAGGTCTCTCTCACCACCCGGGTGAGCGGCCCATTCATGCAACGACAAACGTTCGCAGTGGCTGAAATGGAGGAACTGCATCATTTCGGCCAGTGGATGCCCGTCAGCGAGTTCATCCCGTACATCCAGGCCGCCTTCGAATACACCTCGGACAAGGAAAATCTCATCAAGGTCCTAGGTAATCTGAAGGACGGCACGGTCAGGGTCTATGAGGACGACGGGATATCCAACGTGGTGACAACAAAGGTCGGCGTCGCGAGGGTCGGAGACGCCGTCATCAAGAATCCCGTTCGGTTGGCCCCCTATGTGACATTTCCTGAGATCAGTCAACCTCACTTGGATTTCGTCTTCCGCATGAAGGGCGGAGATGAACCACAGTGCTTCCTTCTCATGACCCGCAGCCAACAATGGGTTCTGCAAACAAAGATCAATATAGGCAAGTGGCTGAAAGAGGAGGCTGGTCCGGAGATTCCGATCATCTACTGATTCGTCGCTGCGGCTTTCTGCGTCAACGACCATGGAGGCGAAAAAGATGCGCGGTCTCATTTACAGAACATGTCCCAGGTGCCGCGGGAGCAGCCCGGAGGTGAACCGGTCCGTCCGGCCCCGGGTGATGACCTGCCACGTCTGCGGTTACAGGTGGGACGAATACGGAAGGGTGATCTGGGATCGGACGCCGTCGATTCCGGGTCCGGATGAATTCCCAGACGGCCACGTCTCGAACCTCATGCACCGGGCCTCGGCCGGCACAATGTGAAAGGAGACATCATGGTATGCCCGACCTGCTTCGAGTCCATAAAGAATCCAGTCATCAAGAGTTCCATGGTCTTCGGAACCAAGAAGAACGGGGTCACGATCTGGAACGTGATCGATTGTCCCCACTGCGGAAATCCGTTCAGCCGGATTCTGACCAGGAGCACTGTCCGAGGTGTTTCCGAGAAGTTCGTGCTGAGTCCGGACCACGGTGCCCGGGCTGCGGGTGCTGCGTGAGGTGCAGATGAAAGGAGCTTCAATGAATGGTCCTGTAGAAAATTTGGTGCGTGAGGGTGCCAGACTGAAGGCGCAGATCTCCACGGCGGAGGCGAAACTGAAAGAGATTAATGCTCGATTGGCAGAGATAGCCAGCTTTGAACCGGGATCGAAGACAGCCCACCTGGTGGCCGCCGGCTATCGGGTGAAGATCCAACGGCGAGAATATGTTAGTTGGGATCAAGAGAAGCTGGAACAAATACGGGCCCATATCGGCGAGCAAAAGTTCAACGGCATCTTCAAGATTGAATATAAGCCCCACGGCATGAAGACCATCAACGCCGCCCTCCTGGATCCGGAGATGGGAGACGCCTTGCGATGGGCCATGACCGTCAAGGACGGGGCCCCATCGGTGAGCTATGAACCACTGGAGGAATGACAATGCCGCTCAAACCCATTTCCAAGGAAAGCGTCAATCGGTTCTGCGCTCTTGTGATCGGGCCGCCTGGGATCGGCAAGACGAGTCTTATCAAGACGCTTTTCGGCTACACCTGGGACCTGGAAGCCGGCGCATGGCGCACACCCGAGGAGGCCGAGCAGCCGCCGGTCTGTGTCGTGAGCGCCGAAGCGGGACTCCTGAGCGTCCAAGATCTCGTGATTGAAGGCAAGGTTGAGGGCTTTGAAGTCACGAGCTTGGATGATTTCCGGGATGTTTATGAATATCTGACCGCAAATCCGGAAGCTCAAACCAGATATGGCGGCGGGTGGGTCTTCATTGATTCCCTGACGGAGATTTCGGACCGCTGCAACAAACACTTCAAGGCCAAGTATCCACAGAAAGAGAAAACTTTTGACCGTTGGGACGATTACCAGGCGCTCATGACGACACTTATCAAGGGATTTCGAGACGCAACCGCCTTCAACGTCGTCTTCACATGTCTCCCTCTGGTGGACAAGGATGAGAACAACCGGCGCTTTGTCGGCCCAAACGTCACAGGGAATAGCCTACGGCAGCTCCTCACCAGTTTTTTCGATGAGGTTTTCTACTTCACCAACATCCAAGCCGACGACGGTATGGAGTTCCGGACGTTCATCACGGGCCCCTATGAGCGATTTCCCGGAAAGGACCGGAGCGGGAAGCTGGCTCTGTTTGAGCCGCCCAACCTGCTCCATATTCACAGGAAGATTCTAGGCAAGGAGGAAGACCATGGCACGAGTGGATCTTGACCTGTCGAGCTACGATGCGCAGGGTAGCGACTATGAGCCGATTCCCCCTGGAGAGTACACCATCAGGGTGCTGGACTCGGAAGTAACCCATTCCAAGGCCGGAAACCCCATGGCCATATTCACTTACGAGGTGCTCGGACCGACTCACGCCGGCCGAAAGCTCTGGGACTATTTCGTCCTGAACAACGAGGTGGCGCTGAAACGGTTCAAGGGGTTAGCCGAGGCGGTTGGATACCCAAACCCAAATTTCATAAGAGACACTGAAGACCTACATGGTCTCCAGTGTTCGGTCCGTGTTTCCATCGAAGAGCAGGAAGGCTATTCGCCGAAGAACAAGATCACGTCCTACAAGAGGTTCGCAGAGGTGAGACCGGCCCAGGCAAGAGTCAATGCTGCGCCTCCGCCGAAGCCGGTTCAGAGTGCCGCCAGAAAGTCTGTTCCGCCTTGGGAAGCCGCACAATGATCGTTCTTAGACCCTACCAGGAGGCGGCCATCGAGACCATCGTTGCCGCCTCCATGGTTGACCGCTACATCCTGCTTCAATTGAGCACGGGAGCCGGAAAAACCATCATCTTCAGCCATCTCATCCGGAGGTGGCTTGAGGAGTTTCGCATGCGGATTCTGGTCCTGGCCCACCGAAAAGAGCTCATCGAGCAAGCCGCGGACAAGCTCCGCCGGGTTTGGCCGAAAGCTCCCATCGGGGTCGCATGCGCCAGCGTGGACGCAAAGGCAGACCTCATGCAGCCTGTGGTCATAGGGAGCGTCCAGACCGTCGTGAATCGGCTGAATGAGTGCCCACCGTTCCATCTCGTGATCATTGATGAAGCACACAGGATGCCTCCCAGGAACGTCAAGTCTCAATACCGAACGCTTCTTTTGAAGATGGAGTCCTACTACGAGCAATTGCGTGTGCTCGGAGTGACGGCCACGCCATATCGGCTCGGCCATGGCTACATCTATGGGAACAAGTGCAGGAAGGGAGCGGAGAACTGGTTCGGCAAGCTCCACTATTCGGCTCCCATGTCCATGCTTCAGTCCGATGGATGGCTCGTTCCCATTCGAGCGAAAGAAGCGGAGAACATCGACAACGAATTGAAAGCCGTCCGCACCAGTGGAGGAGATTGGAACCTGGGCGATCTTTCAGAACTGATGAGCCGGGACCGCCACGTGGGTTCCGCCGTCCATGCCTATCAGGAATATGGCGAAGGACGACGCCATGTAGTGGTGTTTTGCGTCACCATCTCTCATGCGGAGAGGGTGCGGGACGCCTTCCTGGAGGCCGGCTTCGTGAGTGAATGCGTCCACAGTCGGATGCCCATGGAAGATCGAGAGCGGATCCTGGCCGATTTCAACGCCGGGAAAATCCAGGTCCTTTGCAATGTGGGAGTCCTGACGGAAGGATGGGACTGTACCTGCGTGGACTGTATTCTTCTTTGCCGCCCCACCAAGAGCTCAGGGTTGCACGTCCAGATCGTCGGCCGCGGACTCAGGCCGCACCCCGGGAAAAAAGATCTGCTGGTGCTGGACCTCTCCGGAAACATGAGGCGCCACGGAGATCTAGATTCTCCGGCTGTGACGGTGCCGAATGTCTCCGGCGTCCAGAGGACGCCGCCCATGAAGGCGTGCCAGGTATGCAGAGAGATTGTCCCGCCAGGGACGATGGAATGCCCCAACTGCGGCCACTTGTGGGAACCTGAACCTGAGAACGAGATCAATGCCCCTGTGAAGATGCGGGAGATCAACTTCGGTCCGTGGTCCATGGATGTGCTGTCCGTGACGCCGCGCTACCACATCAGTCGAGCCGGGAACGCCATGTTGAAGCTCATCATATCGGCAAGGGACAAAAACGGCGGTTTTCTCCCGAAGGTCTTCTATCACTTCTGGGACATCGAAGGGAACGCTTCAAATTATGGCCGACAAAAAGCCATGGCGGCGTGGCGGCGATTCGGAGGTCTGAATCCGGTGCCGGAAACGATTCAGGAGGCGATCCAGCGTTTCGATGAGCTCGCGTTCCCGACTGATGTCAGGGTCAAACAAAATGGAAAATATCTCAACGTGGTGGAATGGTGATGGCGCGACTTCCAATGATGGACAAAATCGCTGCGGAGATCTACGAGGCTGCGTCGCGAAACGGAGCACGCCGTCGTTATCTTGGGATGAGCGCCATCGGTGGGCCATGCGACCGGGCCCTGTGGTACGGGTTTCGAGGGTTCACGTCTGTTCCGGTCGATGGAAGAGCCAAGCTCATATTCGAGCTTGGAGACTGCATCGAGGAGATTCTGATTCGGCGCCTTCGCGAAGCCGGCTATCGAGTGGATGGAGAACAGTTGGAATTCGAGGCCCACGAGGGATTCTTTCGCGGCCATTGCGACGGCGTGATCCATGGCATCACCAAGAGGCCGCATATCCTGGAATGCAAAAGCGCCAACCGAAAGCGGTTCGATTCCTTCCGGAAATTCGGCGTGCGTCAGGTCTCCCCAACATATTACTGCCAGGTGCAATGTTATATGGGCTATGGCCGACTGGAGAGGGCCCTGGTGGTTATCTACTGCAAGGACACGTCCGAGATATATAGCGAGAGGATTCACTTCGTAGAGCCGGACTTCGAGGCCCTACATGAACGCGCTTATCGAATCATCACGGCGAACAAAATACCTGAGAGAGCCTTTGAAGATCCTGAAACCATGGAATGCCGGTGGTGCGACTATCGGATTCACTGCCGGATGCCGGAGGAGTCTGTCATCGTGGCTGAAGACAGGGTGTGCGGGACCTGTTGGTATCAGACCTGGAAAGGACTACAACCGTGCTGCACCCATCCTGACCATCCCTATGTGCTCAGACAATGGGGCGTCGGATGTGATGATTGGAGCCGATTTGATGCTAAAGATCCGCGCGAGAAGGCCGGCCGGAAAGAGCGGGTCCCAGCCGAAGCCTGCGTGGAATTTCAATGAGGACACATGGTGGAGGAGTCTGGGACCAACAATCTCCTCCACCAACCTCATTTTTTTCTTGCCCCATCCAGAAAAAACCTGACTACCCACAAGTGGACCCTCGCCCAAGGCCGGCCCGGCCCGACTAACGGCTTCTGGCGAGATGCTGACTGGCTGCTCTGCAGGGATGGAAAGTGGCGGCCAACTCAGCCCAGCCCACAGCCGCTGGCTGATGGGTCTGCCGAGAGCCTGGGACGAGTGTGCCCCGAAACCGTTGCCGAAGTCGAGGAAGAAGTAAATGCGGCAGCAATGGAAGCAGAAATCGAGCCAGCCGCGCTACTGCGAAACGTGTGGAACGCTCTTGCAGCGGAGGCGCCACGACTCTGGGCGGCTGGAAGGCTACCGGGACTTCATGAGGCGCCGTTTCTGCTCGCTTTCCTGCGCCAACTCGCGGAGCAAGGGTGGCGAGTCGCGCAACGCATACCTGTACCGAGCGCGGAAGTTGATAGGGAGCGAGTGCGAATGCTGCGGGCAGACGACAGAGCTTCACGCTCACCACATAAATACGGACTGGAAGGACAACCGGCCGGAAAACATTCAGACGCTGTGCGTGTTCTGTCATCAGTTTTGGCACGCCATGCACATTCGGCGTGGGGTGACGCCTACCAAGCCTATGCCGAGACTTGCTCACCTCTTGCCAGTGGGTCTCCCGCCCGAACCGGCCGACTCCGTGCCTACGGCAACGCCATCGTCGCCCCGCAGGCGGCGGAATTCATCCGCGCTTTCCTGAGCTGCGAGGCGGCGGCAAAAGAGGAGGCGAGCAATGAACAATGACCGCTACGAACGTATCCGTGACGCGCTAGCGATGGGGAGGAGTGAGCCGTGACCGATCCCGTCATCGTTGGCAACGCGACGCTGTACCTCGGCGACTGCCTGGATGTGATGCGCGATATGTTGCCGGATGGGTCGGTGGACTTGACCGTCACAAGCCCGCCATATGACAACCTGCGGACATACAACGGCACACTGCACG